GTCTCTCTGGTATTGAGGGCCACAGCACTCCCTGTGTGTGTGTGTATGTGTGTGTGTGGTGTATGTGTGTGTGTGTGTGTGTGTGTGTGTGTGTGTACATGGTTGTTGTCTGTCTGGTATTGAGGGTCACAGTACTCATTGTGTGTGTGTGTGTGTGTGTGTGCGTGTGTGCGTGTGTGCGTGTGTGTGCGTGTGTGCGTGTGTGTCCGTGTGCCCGTGTGTGCGTGTGCTTGTGTGTGCGTGTGCGTGTGTGCATGTGTGCATGTGTGCGTGTGTGCGTGTGTGCGTGTGCGTGTGTGCGTGTGTGCGTGTGTGCGTGTGTGCGCGGGCTATGCGCTGGGTGCAACGCTAGGTATGCGCTGGGTGCAACGCTAGGTGCAACGCTAGGTATGCGCTAGGTGCAACGCTAGGTATGCGCTGGGTGCATGACGTAAAAGGATGGAAGGCAAAGACATGGATGATATAATATAACACCCCGAGCGCCCCTCGCGCGTACGCCTACGGGTGCGCGTGGGTACGCCTGCAGGTGCGCGTGGGTGGTAGTTTACCATCCGTTAGAACCATAAAAACAAGGGGTTTGACCCAGCTCAGGGACACACAAGGCGTGACCCTAGGCCCTCGCGGGTAGTAATCTCGCGGGTGCGCGGGTGGATGCGACGCGTGTTGGCGCGGGCGCGACCCCCTATGGGGGGAGTGGCGGGAAGGCTCACGTATATATAGCTCCAGAGATATTTCACCCCAAAATAGTCCTGAGGTTCACCCCGAGTTCACCGTGAGTGTTGTTGTTCGTGATATTCCCCCAGCTTCCTGCACTCAGTGTGGAGCTGGGGGAATACCTAGAGGGGACCTCAGGCTGTTGATCTGAGGCGCAGTCTCTAGGTGTACCTATAGGTGAAACCTCGGGCATCTTATCTAGGGAGGTCCCTATTATAAGTAACTGGATATCCACGTCTTTTTATCGGGTCCACCAGAGCGTCTCCCAGAGGGATCGAAGGCACTCTGCATGTACTTCTCCAGCTCCTTGTCCAGAGCATCCTGCTTCATCTCCTCGATGCCCATCTCTTCATCTCGGGCCATCTGGTCGGTGAAGTAGCGGACACCCAAGGCCAACGCATCGAGCCTGTCGTCGTGCCTGAGGCAACCCTTGGTGTAGGTGATGCGGGTCAGTTGGTACATGAGCATCTTGGATTGACGTACAGCCTGTTCGTATTTCATGGCAGTCCGGTAGTCTTCCTCGATTACCTCGGGGTCGATCACCAGCTTGTGGCTGCTCATCACAGGTTCCAAGCTGTCGATGATCCTACGTTCCTTCTGAGTGGTCGCACGTTCCTCTTCGATTGCACACTTGTGTATCTTGTTGAGGACCGGCTTGAGCAGCTCGACGAACATGCCATCACCGAAGTTGCTCTCGACCACAATCTCGTTCACATTGTACTTCTTGGCGATGTGCGAGAGTTCAGTGAGGGTGTCTTTGTCGTAGCCACCTTGGAGGCCACCCGCAGCAGGCACATAGAGATACCCGTTGATCATCTTGATGACCGCATAGCCTGTCTCGTCTGCACCACGACCGGAGGGGTCGATTGCCAGTACTGAGCCAGTAAACTCCGACGTGATGGAACCCACGTTCATTGGCGGAAACATATGGTCTCCCCGCATGGCCACGTTGGGCAGGTCCTTGTACTGCCGATCCTCGAGGGGACCCCATTGTAGCTTGAGGGGCGCAATCTCTTGGTCGATTGGCATGATGATCAGGTCCTTGACCTTCAACGGGAACCGCTCGAGGTCACTCAGGGCCGTACTCAGCATGAACTGCATGGCGAACCCGGCTTTACCGTAGCTGGCCTCACGTTCGATCAGGTCTGCATCGGAGAAGCGGTCGGGGTCCGTGGTCTTGCCAATCTCGTAGGGGAGTGTCTCGATGTACGGAGCCAGTGTGTCACCATACTGTTCCCGCATCTTATCGTTGGGGATACGCGAGGGCCACACGGCCACGTCATACCCACGATCAGGTAGCTTCGTGTACAGACTATCCTCGGTCTGAGGTGTACCCAAGAACACCACGCGGGACGTTGGGAGCGGCTTGAGGATCGCATCGAACTCTTTGATGCTCTCTGCTAGTTTGTCTCGGGCTGTCTGGGTGAATGCGTTGTTCAAGACCTCGATGTCGTCGGCCACAATCAGGTCAGCACGGCTACCCGTGAGCTGCCCGGTGATACCCACGGACTTCACCGAGGGGCTTTGGTCTGCCACGGCGGGCTTCACATCAAAGTTGATCTTGGATTGACGCTGGTTCGGCTCGGGGATGAGATACTCGAGGCCTTCCATCTCCCAGATCAGGCGCTGGACGAACGTCGAGAAGGCGTCTGCACGGTTACCGGAGGCCGAGACCACCATGATCTTCGTCTGGGCGTCCTTAAGGAGCTGCCAAACGACGTACGCGGCGGTGATGTGAGACTTACCAACGCCTCGGAAAGCCTGAATACATGCCCGCTTGGGGCCATACTGGAGGTAATCCGCGATGTTATACTGTAACGGGGTCGGCTCTTTCATACCGAGGTGCTTGTGGACGTACCACAGGAACACCTTGAAGTCCTTGCGGAGCTTCCGGTGAAACTCCGTGTCTGGGATATGGGACATAGTTGCCTTCCTGTAATCCCTCCTAAGGGGGAAGTATTGCTGTTTTGGGATAAGGGGGTGCTGAGAAGCCCAAGAGGCTATCAGTGAGCTACTCAGCGCCTCTCAGGAGCATGCTCGTGCTAGACGCTCGGCATACAGATCGAGCTGCATCAGGTTTTCGGTCGAGAGACCCTCAGGATCAAGTTGAGGAAGAGGGATCGAGCAGATCGCGTCAGCGTATCCAACCGTTGTCCCGCAGCCGCTCAAAAGCAGCATCCCGATCAGGGCTATTTTCCACATCGTCGATCTCCTTCTTGGTCTCGATGTACTTCTCCATGTCGTTCACGCGGTCTTCGTTGCGCTGGGCCTTGCGTCCGTACTGGATGGAGCCAAAGAGGATGCTCAGGGCGAAAATGATGGCCCCGAGTATCCTAGCGAGTTTGCTTTTCAGGAAAGAAAGCCAGTTCATTTGCTAAACCCTCCCTGCTTAAACGCTGAGTCCAGTGCGAATGCACCACCAGCGAACGTGAAGATGGGCATTGTTAGGAACTCAGCCACCTGCTTGGCCTCGGGGTTGAATACACCCCAGACAAACAGACCAGCCAAGCCCACGAGCATCACCAGTGCGATCTCCCGCTTGTAGGTCTTTGGTTTCATTATGCTGTTCCTTCCAGCCAGAGTTTGCGCTCATGTGCCCGACGCCGGGTCAGCCCTCGGAGGACCACGAGTTTCCCGTTCTGGCGCTGTTTGTTCCACTTCGGGAACTCATCTGCAGCCCCTACCATATCGGAAGCGTTGATCCGCTTCTTGAGGGTTGAGGATGCGAAGTTGGCACCTCCGAGGTTGAAGATGAACGATGCGAGGGCGTCATACTGGTGCTGTGTAAGGGGCACATCGACCTGAGTGGCGATTACCTTACGGACCCACGCGAGGTCCTCCCGAAGGAGCTTCTCAGCTTGCGCCTCGGTGATCACCATGCCTCGCTTGGCAGTCGCTGTGTGCCCGTAGCCAATCGTCCAGACATCATATGCCGTGGGTTTGTACGCCTTGAGGCGCAGAGCCTCCCAGCGTTTGATGTTGTCGATCCGTTCAACCTTGACAGGTTGTCCCTTGGCGTTGCGAGACACTGAGGTCTTTGGGGTCAACGTCGAGATGAACTCGAGTAGAGCTTGGATGAAGAGTTTCATAGTTAAGACTTCTCTGTTTGTTTGACACCGCGCAGGGCTTCTGCGAACTCGATGTTGAAGAGTGAACGGTTGATCTCAGCGTCCCACCAGACACGACAGTGGTCCTCTTCCCGAAACAGGGAGTAGGCCACGAAGTCGATCACCGTCTCCGTCCACAGCCCGTCCCTATGAGATCGAGCTGAGAACGTGAGGTCGGCTGTGCTTCCGGTGATTACATTGAGACCTCGAGAGAGTAGGGAGAACAGCTCCAAGAGGAATGACTTCATGATGATTACACCGAAATCGCCATGGCCTGACGGAATAGCACGTCCATTTGCTCATCCGTATATTGGAGCAGATATGCCATCTCCGTCATCGCTTGACTGGTGCGATGCCATTGGGTCGCATACAGGATCGCCTGACGCATCGCCCAAGGTGTCTTAGGGTCGGCAGACAGGGCATCGAGCATGTCACACACGTCTTCCCCGAGGATCATACGTCCTTGGAGCGGGCTACAAACCATACCCCCGCGCTCCAGCGCCAGCTCATCGACAGGATCAGGGGGCACGAAGGGTGCAACGTCGAGTTCCTTCAAACGCTGCCAGATGGTCTGCATGTGATGCTCGCCCGTACCTCGAGCAGCCGAAAAGGGCATCCAGCCGTAGTCAGGGTGCTCCAACTCGCAGTCGATGCCACCCAACGCATTATATTCAGCGTTCCGAATGGCCGCTGTACTATAGTCCATTTCTGTGTTCATCAGGAAATCCTCTGGTATAGTGTTGCGCAGTAGCTGAATTGACCCCCTGAACCT